AGTTAGAGGCTTACGAGCAGGAGAAAGAGGAAAAAGCTAAGGACATTACCATGCTTTGTAACAATTGTGGTAAGCATGGTTACTCCCTTGCAAAAAAGAACGGAGAGCCTAGAAAGAAGAAGTGCCCCGAGTGTGGGGAGCAGATGGTTCAACACTTCTCCATTCTCGTAAAGAAAGATGAGTCTCAAGTCCGTAGGAAGACCGAGAGATATAATCAGTATGGAATGGACAAGGATCAGGCTCACGCATTCTATAATACCTCTCTAGACAGATCTAACCGAGCCATCAACGGTATTGGTGGAGCAGCCCACTACAAAGCTGTGCTACCAGATATGGATGCCATGATTAAGAATGGCACTGCAAAGCCACTATCCGACGCAGAGGTCAAACAGGCGCAGCAAGTCAGAAAGGATGCAGTTGTAAAACACGTAGGAAACAAGAAGAAATTTAACGTAGGTCGTTCAAACAATTCACAATCATCAAAATGAGTTATTCATTCTCAGATAACATTCAGCGTGGTATTCTTTATCTTATCAAGCATGACAGGGATTTCTACTCACAAATTGTAGGGCTGATCAAGCCTGAATACTTTGAGTTCCCATCCTACTCGTTCATCTTTGATCGCATCAAAGGTTACTACGATAAGTATAAGACTATTCCACCTGATGACATTCTCCTTGAGGATATCAAGAAGAGCATTCCTAGGGGCCAAGACTTCTCAGATTACGAGGATGACATTCTCCAGATCAATAACATTGATCAGTCTGTCCTCGACAATCGTGAGTTTGTTCTTGATCTAGTAGAGGATTACGCCAAGAAGCAAGCTATCTCTCATGCTATCAAGGAGAGCGTTCTTCTTCTCAAGGAGAATCGTATTGCCGAGATCGAGGAGAAGGTCCGTCAGGCAATGCTCGTTTGCCGCGAGGTGAACGTAGGCCAGATCTACTTTGATGATGTTGATGCCCGTTTCCACCGCCAATTCGACAATAAGGACAAGAAGCGGTTCAAGACGGTGTTCAATACCCACAATGAATTCTTGGACGGTGGCTTGAGCACCAAGGAGCTTGCAATGGTCATCGCTCCTCCAGGCGTAGGCAAGTCGCTATACCTCGTCAATCAGGGTGTCGCAGCCATCAAGGAGAACAAGAAGGTTCTTTATATCTCACTGGAGATGGCTGAAGACAAGATTGCTCAGAGATTTGATGCCATTCTAACCATGGTTCCCACTACTAGGCTCAAGGAGATCTCCTCTATGCCTACGGTGAAGGATCGTCTTACGAAGGTGAAGGCTAAGTATGCAGATTCAAGACTCATCATCAAGGAGTTCCCAACAGGGCAACTCACAGTTAATCAAATTCGGGCACTCCTTGTTCAGCTTAAGCTGCACCATGATTTCGTTCCCGATATACTTATTGTTGACTATCTTGAGCTTCTGCGTCCTAATCGTGTCATTGACGCTGAATATCAGGCTCAGGAAAGAATCGCTCAAGAACTTCGTGGCCTCGCCATGGAAAACAATATCCTCGTTTGGACGGCAACTCAAACAAACCGTCAGGGGAAGAAGGTAGCCACTATTACCGACGCAGAGCTTGGTGATAGCTACGGCAAGATTCGTCCTGCTGACTGGGCTATCTCCCTTAACCAGACGCAAGAGGAATACGACAAGGGCAGAATGCGTGTATACGTCGTAAAAGCCAGAGATTCCAAGCAGCACTACACTATCCAGGGTGCGGTTAATTATACTAACCTTACCATGGAGGAGATGAGCGCAGAGGAAGCAAAGGCCCAGGATGCTGGCGAATAAAAGTTAATATTTAATCACATCTGCTATAATACAGTATGCGATTTTATCCAAAAGAAAACTTAAGTAAGCTTGATCCTGAAGCTTATTTCGAATTAACTCAGGAACTGTCTCAGATCGACAAGAATGATATAGTTTCTGAGTTAATTAAGCATCCTTCCATCTATTCGTATTATAACGGGCTGATGATCATGCAGAAGGGTAAGCTGGACAGATTAAACAATAATCTGATTCATTTTTACTCTTCTGTTCGCAAGGATGAGTCCGATAGTAACCGATCGAAGGGTGGCAAGGCCACTGCGGTATACTTGGACGATTTCGTTAATTCTAATAATGAATACTTAGAGTTTAAAAATAAAATTCAAGAAGAAGAGCAGATCTACTTGCTTTTGAAGTCGGTTTGCATTATGCTGGATCACAAGAAGGACATGTTGATTCAGCTTAGTGCGAACCTCAGATCCGAGACAAAACTTTACAACCATTAAAAATAGAGAAAAATCATGAATTTGAATGAATTGCGTAAGAAGCACGAAGAACTCCTTAAGGGCGGACAACAGAAGTCTAGCTCTGGTAACAACCTGGACAACTACCTGAAGGTGGAGCCTGGGAAGAACATCATTCGTATCCTCCCTTGGAAGGATGATTCGAAGCAGTTTTTCTCTGAGGCTGTCATCCATCGGTATGAGTCCGAGGAGGGCCGCATCCAGAACTACTACTGCCGCAAGACTCAGAATGAATCATGCCCTATGTGCGATTTCTACTTTGAGTTGTGGAAGATGCACAAGGAGCTTGGCCTCCCACCGAAGACGAAGAGCAAGTTTGGCGATCTTGCAACTAAGATCAAGGGCACTCCTCGTTACTATCTGAATGCGGTTGACCGTCGATTCCAAGAGAGCAACCCAGACGATACCACGGGGGCTGTTAAGATTTTCAGCACGGGACAAAAGGTGTTCAAGAAGATCATGGACGGTATCTTCAACTCAGACTACATGGATGAGAACGATCCCGATAACACCACCGTTCTTTCTGTGAAGAAGGGTAACGACTTTGTTCTTGAGCTTGGCAAGAGTGGTGAATTCAATAATTACGATCAAAGCACGTTCCGTATCAAGAAGACCCCTGCGGGTAATGACCGCGAGGTTCGGGCTTGGATGGAGTCGATGCATGATATTCATAGTCTCATCAAGATCGGGGATTATGACGAAGGTAAGAAGCTTGTAGACATGCTTCGTGTTAATGTTGATGGTGCAAGAGGTCCTCAGAGAAACACTGACGAGGATGATGATCTTGGAGAGAAGAGATTTAATAAGGAGTTGAAGGTATGAAGAACTTGTTGTTAGCTAGTTTGTTGTTGTTCGTCCCAGCATGTGTTTCGAATGATTCACTTGATGGGCTTAATATGACTACGTCTGATTACTTGATTGACCCTCCCGGTCTAGCAAGTCCAGATGTAACTGTTATCCCAAAGCAGGCATTCCCGCCAGAGGTAGCAGAGAGTGAGAAGTTTAAGGGTAAGGAAATTGTAATCGCCCCAGACAGCCTAGTTAAGGCTGGGGCACCAAAGATTGATTTTGTAATTAAGGAAGAAGAGGGTGGACTTGCTCTTTGGTTCCTTGAGGTGGGATCATTTCTCGCTGGTGTCGGAGCTACGTTTATTCCTCAGTTGGCTCTATTGGAGGCTCTTCTCGCAATGTTGTCACGCAGAAAGCGTCAGCACTATGCAGATGCAGCGAGAGCGATTCTACCCTCTAACGGTAGCGTAGACCTGAAGGATGCGCTGGTTAGCGTATTGAAGGCTCTGGGTGTAAGGCACACGAAGGTAGAACCCCCTGCTCCACCACCTCAAGCTTGATGCTTGAGCGTCTGAAAACTTAAAGTTTTCCCCCTGTAATGAAAAATGTTACAGGGGGTTTTTTATTTTTAGGCTATAATATCTGATATGTTCGACGGCAAGAAATTAAAGATATTAGTTGTAAATCCAAATCAGGGCGGATGTGCATACTACAGAAGTCTAATGCCCTACCACAAACTTCAGGAACTCTACCCAGATTTGGTAGATATTAAGTTTGATGATAATCCACTTAAGCTTGATTTAAAGACAGGAAAGTTTGAGTATCCTGGGGCAGAGGAAGGTGAGGCACCCCCAGATATGAAGTGGGCCCATGTTGTTCTTATTAATAACATAAGCAACTTCGGCGGTCCATATACTGCCAAGGTTCAGGAAGTAGCACATAAGGCTGGGAAGTTCGTTCACTTCGACACCGACGATCTCCTGACTGAGCTTTATGATGAACATCACTTGATTGATGTTTATAAGAATCAAGGACTGAGCGAGCTAACTAAGCATCTGTATTACAACTCACACTTAGTGACCGTCACCCAGGTTAAGTTTGCAGAGCGTATAAAGCCGTTTTGCCGAGGTATCCTGGCTGTAGTGAAGAACGCCATAGACTACAAGTTGCCAAGCTGGAACGCGCCCAGGACCCTCTCAAAAGCCGTCAGAATAGGCTGGGCAGGGGGCATCCATCACAATCCAGATGTAAAAGTATTCTCATCCGTCCCACACTTAGTTAACCAAAAGGTGGGCAGAGAGAACGTATTCTGGGACTTCTATGGGATGCCGCCCCCTCCTAAAGAAGAGAAGGAGAAGAAGGACTGGCAGAATCAGGTATGGCACTTCTATAAGGCAGAACTTCTGAAGGGGTTTAAAGGGCAGCGAAACTGGAATACGCATTTCGCTGTTGGCCCTGCTGATTATGGTGTATTCTATGCCAACATGGATATCGCCATTGCACCACTCAAAATGAATGCATTTAATGACAGCAAGTCTGATATAAAGGTGGCTGAAGCAGGACGTTACAAGGTGCCTGTGGTAGCATCCAATATCGGCTGCTACAGCGATGTAATTAAGAATGGGCAAACAGGATACCTGATCGACCCAGAAGCCCCTAAGGCAGAGTGGATAAGGATACTCTCCAAGCTAGTGAGAGATCACAATCACAGAAGAGAACTAGGAGAGAACCTTCACAAAATAACTGAAGAGTTATTTGACGTTAACAAGGTTGTTAAACATAGATTGGATATCTATGAGAAGTGTTTTGAAGCAATGAACTATAAACTAGAGGACAAATGAACACGTTTAAACATTCAGGAGATTTAGGTGATATAATTTATAGTTTACCTACAGTAAGAGCTTTGGGTGGGGGGATACTTTACTTGGATCCAACTGGAGGGGAGTCAGATGAGTTGATTAAAAGACAATGCCCCGATGGAAAAACTAAATTAAATGAATCATCTATAAATTCTTTAATACCTTTGCTAAAATTACAAAATTATATTGTAGACGTAAAAATTTGGCGTGGAGAGCTAATAACCCATGATTTGAATGGATTCAGGGAAGTCTACTCAAGCCCAAACAGAAGAAGCAAGAATGGGAATTTGTGTGACCTTCATCTGCAAAAATTTAATTTGCCGTTCTCAGAAACAGAGAAAGCTTGGCTAGAGACACCACAACCAACTGTATTAGATAGGAAGGTTGTTATAGCAAGATCCCCCAGAGTCCAGGGAGCATTTGGGGTTCTGAATGCATGGAAGCATGAATTAAAAAATAAGGCTGTATTTGTTGGAGTCCCCAAAGAACATGAATTTTTTGAATGGACTTTTGGTATTTCAATCCCATATCACAAGACTGAAACTATTATGGAACTAGCTTCAGTCATAAAAGGATCAGAACAGTTCATAGGAAACTCAAGCTTCCCATTATCACTAGCAATAGGGATGGGGCATCATAATATAATTCAAGAAGTTGATCCAAAAGTTCCGGTTACTGTTTTTGAAAACAAAATAATGAAATATATATGAAGTATATTAGTGATTATTCAGTGAAAGAATTTTTAGGTGGTTCCGAGTTAGTAGACGATACCATTGTAAATTTTTTAAAATGTGATTTTGTTAAATCCTCAGAGTTAATTCCTAATATAAATGAATTTTATATATTGTCCAACATATCTTTGATGAAACCTGAGTGTTTAAATTTTATTAAAGATAATTGTAAATACATTATTGTTGAGCACGATTATAAGATCCATGCTTCTAGACATCCATGGAGATTTAAAGATAACATTGTTCCTCACCAAGAAAGAATATCTTATGATTTATACAAAAATGCGAGAGCTGTTTTTGTTCAAACCAAAGATCACTTAAATATAATGAGGGGGAATGATGTAGAGGCTAATTTCATTGATTTGAATTGTAGTATCTGGTCTGATACCGAATTAAATGTTTTAAGGTCAAAAATAAAAAATAATTCCTTATCAAAAAATTTTGCAATAGTTAATTCCAAAAATTGGATAAAAAATACTGGCGGGGCTGTTGAATTTTGTAAAAATTATAAGTTAAATTATGATCTTATTGGTAGTTCTGATTATACTACATTTATTGAACAGCTATCAAATTATTCAACTTTAGTTTTCTTTCCTATAGCAAGAGAAACTTGTTGTAGACTTCTTGTGGAGGCTAGGTGTTTAGGTATGAATGTAATTACAAACAGTAATTCCGGTGCTTTCTTGGCAGATTGGTTTATCAAGAAAGAAGATGAATTGATTGATTATCTATCCGAACAATCAAAAACAAACTTAAATAGTATACAAAGTTTCTGCAACTGAGAAAATTATGAAAAAATCTTTAAGAGAAATTGTCATAGCTAACAATAGAGTAGCAAAATATTTAACAGACAAGGCTGGCGGGGAATTCGCAGTAGAGAATGATTGCTACTACGAAAAGTGCCATGAGTATGCTGATCTATACGATTTTTTATTTAGCTCTATCCGAGATAAAAATATAAATTTGTTAGAAGTTGGAATAGCAAGAGGTGGGTCTATTCAAGCTTGGGCAGACTATTTTAAAAATGCAAATATTTTCGGTGTAGATTTTTATCCATACCTTTTACAGATGGGTATAAATTTTAATGATCCAAGAATAACCACATTCTGGGAAGACGCATACACGGAAGCCATAATAAACAAATTAAAACATCTAAAATTTGATATAGTTATAGATGATGGTCCCCATACGCTGGAGTCCCAGAAGAAATTTATAGAGTTATACAGTCCTCTTATTAATTCGGGAGGTTATATTGTAATAGAGGATATAGCCTCAATAGAGAGTGCAAGAGAACTTCATAAAATTATTTTACCTATAACATCATTCTCAATGATTGTTGATAGGAATGAAGTTTCTAATTATGGCGGAAATGAAATAAACTTGATTGGAATTATCAAATGATAATTGATTTATCAAAAAGCAGAAATTTTTTAATAAATCTCGATAAAGACAAAAAGAGACTTGAGAATTCTTCGAGAGAATTAAATAATTTAAACATTCCATTTCAGAGATTTAGTGCGATAGCTCACCCAAAAGGAATAGTGGGGTGTGGGATGTCCCACCTATCCCTACTCTCCAGTAATAGAAATACCTTATCATCCTCCCCATTGTTAGTAATGGAAGATGATATAAAAACCACAAGCTCAATATTGAATACTGTATTTGAAGTTCCTGACGATACTGATGCATTGTATTTAGGTATTTCAAAATATGGATTTATTCCCTCTGTGAATGTTGGAATTATGAATTCTGTATTTAGTATAAATATAACTAAAAATTACAAACGAGTATTTAATATGTGCTCTCTTCATGCTGTGATCTACATCTCAGAATCATACTTAAATAGTGTAATTGACATTACAAATTATTGTTTATCTAATGACATTGCCTTTGATTTAGGGGTAGCCTCGATACATAAAAATTTTAATATATTAACTCCGAAAGAACCTTTATTCTTTCAAGAAGGGCAGCAGGAAGTAACTAACTTTGTATTACAATGAAAATTAATAAAATATTGATTTTGGTTAGCAAGGAAAAACACGCTTACAGGATAGTAACTGGATTTGGGAGCTTGGGGGTAAGAGTTGATGTGATAAATGCCTTGTCCGAATACACAGGGGAGGAGTATGATGTAGCGTTTCTAGATCACTCCTCAGATGATGATGCCCGACATATTAATTGTAAAGAAATTATTTTCTACGACTGCGAGGACAACCCAGAGCATTTCAAACCAGGAAAGTTATTCTTTTCTTTAGTAGATAAATCAAATTTCTACGCAAAGTTAGTTTATTACGAAGGCGATAAAATTTTTAATAAATTAAATCCAATAGCCATTCCAATTCAAGAGTATTCGTTGTGCCATGACATATCAAATAAATTTGGGTTTAATGATTTTAAACCAAAAGTTTATTTTAGAGGTGCTCCAACTTACTATGCCATAGCCTCCAAAGATTATTGTCCCATAAATACAAAATTATATAGATCTTTTGATGATACGACAAGTCTTGGCTTTGAGCCTGGGCTGGGTGTGCTTTACAATCAACGAGTTGACTGGTTATCACAAATATACAACAATAATGATATCGAACAAGATGTCGGTATTGTATTTAAAGAACACATAGACTGCTACAGTTTGAAATTTCAAACAAAATGTTTTGGGAATGTTTCAAAGTTTAGTAAGCCAGCAATACCTTACATTAATCATTTGATTAATTTGTGGCAGAATAAGGTATGCCTTTGTCCCCTAGGCCACGATAGAATATCTTTTAGAGTTTTAGATTGTGTTGCACTGGGATCTATTATTGCAATAAATGATTTTGCAAATAGAAAAATGTTATATATGCCAAAACATTATACAATTATCCCAGATGGAGCTAACTTGCTTGACCACCTGGATAATATTTTTTCTAACTATCCCAGCATCATAAAAAGTTCCCAGGAAAACAAAGAAGTATTCAAAAATAAAATTCCTGAAAATATACTGAAAGACTTTATTAACCAAATGCTATGAAAATAAATTTTTTTGATTCAAATATTCCGCAACACAGACAATCAAATCCTTTTTACACAGAATCAAGGGTTGAGTATGTGAGGCCACCAGTGCTTGAATTTGAGGGTATTACCGTGTTCACAGATGAACTATGCTTCACTGATTTAGTAGACAAAGTAAAATCTAAATACAAGATAGCTTGGATACTTGAGTCTCCTGAGGTTAAGCCGATGGGTTATAACTACATTCATTTAATAGAACACAAGTTTGACATTGTGGCAATATGTAATGCTGATGATTACAAGAAAGAAAAATATAAAAGTTACTTTGGCCCTGGGAGATGGATACCTGAAAAAGATGCTTGTATTCATGAGAAGACTAAGCTCATTTCAATGGTAGCCTCAGATAAAACGTGGCTAGCACTACATAAATTTAGACATGAAATAGCCACTAAGTTTAGGCATAAAGTCGATTTGTGGGGAAGCGGATATAAAAAATTTAAAGAAGAAGATTCAGTGTTACCCTATAAAGATTATATGTTTTCTGTTGTAGTTGAAAATTGTATAATAAACGGAGGCTTCAGCGAGAAAATAATTAATTGTTTTGCAACTGGGACTATACCAATATACTTGGGCGCAAAAGATATTGGAAAATATTTTGATATAGATGGCATAATAACCTTCTCTACCATAGAAGAACTAGACGATATTATCAATAATTTAAGTTTTGATCTGTATATGTCAAAACTTCAATCAATAAAAAATAATTATAATATCCATCACAAGTATGTCTCGTCAGAAAAGTATATGTATGAAAACATTTATTCTCAACTGAATGACATTAAGATTTAAAATGAAGATAGTAATACCAATTTCTAAAAAGTATCTGAGGTTAATCCCAGCACATATATACTTATTCAAAAAATATTGGGAAAATCATCCTGATATTATTTTTCTAACATACAAAGATGTCTCCAGGAAGCTTGATGAAAAAATTTATTTATATAACGTATCCGATGAGGATATTGTTGCTTCTAGCTGGACGCACATGATTTTAAATTATTTAGAAAACGAATATAATGAAAAAAATATATTACTTTTCTTGGATGATACTTTGTTATTAAGGAAAGTAAATACTGAAAAAATAAACAAATGTATCGAATTAATAGATAATAAAATCGCCGAAAAAATTTATTTAATTGGATCTCTAACTAATACGCCAGGGTGCTATCATTATGGGGAGGATTTGAATAACCTATTAGGTATGGTTAAGATAACTGATAATTCTATGTGGAGAAATAGCCTACAACCCTGTATATGGAATGTAGAAACTTTTAAATCAGAATTAAAAAAATTCAACAACAGCGTTGATCCGTGGGTGTTTGAAGAATCTAACCTGGACAAAACTAGTAATATTTACTCTTTTAAGCATGATTACCCTATGGCAGTATCCCATGTTTATAGGAGAGGAAATTTGTTGCCTAACTGGTATTCAGCGGTTGAAGGCTGCGATGACGGATCTAAGTTAGATGAAATGGACATTTCTTTTGTAAAAAACTTTTTGTGAGAATAAAAAAATGAACTATGATTTTATAAAAATTGGAAATGATGTTAGGATTAATGAAACTGCGATAATAAAAAATCCTCAACATTGTAGCTTGGGTAGCCATATCGCAATAGACAATGGTGTAATAGTCTCTACTAAATTAACTGTTGGAAATTATGTTCATGTAGCACCTTATGTTTGCATGATAGGTGGTGCTGACTCCGAAGTTATACTGGAAGACTTCTCCTTTGTTGCTGCTGGAACCAAGATAGTAGCAGGAAGTGAGGCTTATACTGGAGAGGGGTTGGTTGGTCCCACTATACCAAAGAAATTTAGAAAACTTAAGTTAGATAAAGTAATATTTAAAAAATTCTCAGGTTGCGGAGTTAATTGCTCTATAATGCCTGGAGTTACTTTTGGTGAGGGTTCTATTTTAGGGGCCAATTCCTTGGCAGTCAAAGACCTAGAGCCTTGGACTATCTATGTGGGCTCCCCAGCGAAGCCAGTTAAGCTGAGAGACAAAGAATTAATTTTGGCTTTTGGACGAGAGATTATGAATCATCAGGATGGTGAAAATTGATTATGATTGATTTTAATTTAGTTACAGAATTTGAAAACAAAATTTCTAATTTTTTCGGATCTCCATATGCAGTTGCTATTGATTCATGCACCCACGGCATAGAATTGTGCCTAAGGCTAACTAATGCAAAAAAGATAAAAGTTCCAAAGAGAACTTATTTATCAGTCCCTTTCTTGTCCAAAAAGTTAAATTTAGATTTAGAGTGGTCTGATGAAGTTTGGCAGGATTACTATTATTTGACAGATAGGGTTGTTGACGCTGCCGTATTATGGAGAAGAAATAGTTACGTCAAAGGGACTTTTATGTGTCT